CTGCTGTCCTGGTTGCTCCACTGAACGGATTAGACCAGGTGCTTCCATCAGGCGAAGTCTCGAACGTTATGACATTGTTCGCTAGGGAGATGCGTAGCCAACGATGCTGAACGGGATCATAAGTAACAGTCCCACTGTTGTTCGCTGAACCCCCATCAGTGAACCTGAATTGTAGAACGTTATTGATGAACCCAAAGCCACAGTTATTGTTGCCATCTTTCCAGAGGATGAGAGTCGCTGATCTAGTGGTGCCACCAGTACCAACATCCTGAAGGTCTACGTAGATAGAGCTAGACCTAGCAACGTAGGGACCTAGCGCACCTATCCAGGTTTCACCATTGATGAAGTCTAGGAGAAGCTTGCCACCACTAACTACGTGATTACCAGAGTTGTCATTCCAGACCGCACCGTTCAGAGCTGAAGTAAAGTCCTCATGCAAGTCTTCTATCTTCAGCGCTGTAACTACCGAGACAGAACCAACATTAGCCGTTGCTGCAACAGTGGCGACTACTGCTGTCTTATTGATCGTTACTGTGTTGACACTCGCAACAGCAGCGACCGTAGTCGGAACTGCGCTCTTGACGATAGCCACAGTACCGACAGCAGCCGTAGCCGCTACAGCCGAGACACTGAAGGTAGCCGTAGCTGTGATCGATGGAGCGTTGACAGCAGCAGTGGCAGCTACCGTAGCTGGACCAGCAGCAGTCTTTATGGTGATACCACCAACAGAAGCGACAGCAGCGACCGTAGCAACCTGAGCATTGATCTTAACTGTTGGTGCGTTGACTGAAGCTGTAGCACTAACGGTAGATGGAGCAGCAGTCTTATCAATGGACGTTGGTGCATTGACAGCAGCAGTAGCGGCCACAGTGGACAGACCAGTTACGGTCGTACCACCAGCAGCAGCGTTTAGCTCTACCGATAAAGCTCCCCACGTTGCACCAGTATTACCGTTCCAGGATGGAGAGCCTTCCCATGCTCCATTAGACCATGAGACGTCGAAGGAGGTAGCTGGACTGTTAGCAGGTTCACTCTTGATCAACGTCATTCCACTACCAGCAGTAGTGCCACCAGTGAAATTATGATGAGACGTAACCAGCAGAGAACGGTTATTCGTCGCGTCTACAGGTGATCCAAGAGGAGCGCTAAACGCAGTACCGGTACCTATCTGAACACCAGAAGACTGGGGAAACGGAGTAGTTCCATCTAGACCAGTTACTTCAATAACAACCCAATGCATCTGTTGAACACTATTGCTTTGGGTAATAACTAAAGTATCTGTGAACGGACCATCTAAATGATGGATAGAGAGGGTATCTGAAACAGTATCCCAAGTACCTTCCATGGACGCTGCTGCTGAGTCAACCTTAGAGAAGGTAGCTCCACCAGTAGTCCTAGTAACCGTTGCTGTTCGAGCTGCTGAACCATTAGGTAGACAAACTAGAACGACACACTTAGCGCCACTGGCTACCGTGACAGAAGCGGTGGTCTTAGGAGATGTCGTAATCGTGGGATCATTACCAGAAGTCAGGAGGGTAACACCAATAGCCATAGCGCTACCCTCCTAACAGATCAGGGAAGATCAATAGTCAGGATGCCACCAGCAGCCCACTGAATAGTAAGGATGCCAGAGGTAACAGAGAAGTCTGCACCAAACGTCACACCAGCGATCGCAGGATCAGCGACAGGAGTAGTAATGGTGTCATCGTAGATAAGCGCTCCACGCGCATTGCTGATGGTCTGAGAACCCCACGCTGTGTCGTTCGCATCGAACGTAAGCACAGAGCCAGACTGGACGGTAATGGTTGGAGAGGCAAGAGCCACGCCACCAGAAGGAGTCCCAACTTCGTTCGCATTGAACGGCGCAGCAGCGTACGCAGTAATGGTGTCGTAGTTAGGAGTAGTCAGAGAGTTGGTGAACAGAGCTGCTTTGAACGTATCTGCTAGGAAGTCAATCGCAGTATCGTTCTGGAGGATGTCTCGCAGGCTCAGATAACTGATACCAGAAGCAGTGAACGTCATTGGCCCTGCTCCTGATCATCAGGGATACCGTTGCCATTGTCATCAATGAAGTTCTGAATCTTGATCCCAGTGCGCTTACCAGGATGATCCTCGTCTACCGCTTCACCGATGCCTCGCCAGTAATCCCTAGCTCGGGCGAACTCACTACCGATCAGCTCTAGCTCATTCTTCCTGAAGGCATGAGCCTTAGCCCTATCCTCAGGGCTGGTGTTGAAGTTCTGTTCTCCTGTGGGCCCATCAGGGCCATGCTTCATCTCAGCCCACTGGACGCGCTTGGACTCATACAGAGTCTCCAGCTCCAGGAAGGCATCATAGTCCTGCGACCAGTGAGCCATTAGGAATGTCCCTTACTGTTTAGGTTATGCTCTACGAAAGGACGAGTAACAGTCGCGTCCACTCGTCCGTCTCTATGCTCCGTCGTATTGCCCACCACTTGTCCACGGTAGGGTCCATCATCAGCAGTCACAGGAGTAATCCTGACCTGTGCTCTACGACCACCCAGACCAATGCTCTTGATCTTCTCTTTAAATGGGACTTCTTCCTCAGGCATTAAACCTTCTTAAGTGAGAGGACAGAGCCAAGCTCTCCATGGTCTTCTACTTTAACGAACTTCTTATAAGCAGAATTAGGGTTCGGTTTGGTTGTCATCCCTAGGTCTGCCTTTAGATCGGCTAGACGCTGCTTATCGATTACTCGTCCAGGATCACTAGAGCCGATGATAGGGATAATCCCACAGTGGCAATGGTCATGAATACCCTGGAGAGTGCCAGTGGTGTAGCGCTGTGTCGATGCCATTACGCACAGAGGACAAGCATTACCGTCTGGCATCCTTCGATAGCCAGTGATCCTAGAACGTTGCTGCATATGTTCCTGCGCTGCAACGTTCTGAGACAGAGTGACGTCTGTATCAGCCATCGTTAGTGCACGATTCAACCCAGCCTTTAAGGCATCCTCTATGAGAGCGCCGTTGGCTAGAGCTGTGCGAGCAGTAATGAACGGTCTGGCGTATACCTCCACAGGATCGACGCCGCGCAGTGTTTCGGCTATCTCTCCAGTGTCCACATCCGATACGACAGGCAAACCTGTAACCCTGCGCTCGTACTCTGAGAGATAGCTAACAGTCCCATCTGCTGATGCTTCTCTGAGACGGACCATGGACTTAGCCGCTGCTTGGGAGAACCTAGCTTGCGAGGCATCGGACACATCCTCTACACCAGACCACAGCTTGCCTACCTGATCTTGACCTTTAGCTGATAAGGCTTCAAGCCGTAGCACTTGCTGGTTGGCTAGTAATCGGAGAGACGCTGCTGCCACCATTGACTCTCACATTCGTTAGCTGTGCAGGCTGAGCCAAAGACTTAACCATAGCCTCGTCTTTAGCCCACTCCAGGAAACGCTCTATCTCGGCAGGCGAATACCCTGCATCTTCCCAAAGCTGCCGCAATGGAACATCAAGAGTCCTGAGCTTTACCAGTGCGTCTACATGCTCTGCTTCTGTGCGAGACTCAACATCGGCCCACATCACTTCAGCATTGAAGTAACCAGCCTTAGCCTCATCTCCAGCTACAGCGAAAGCCAAGCGCATTACTTCTTCCCAGGATTCCCCATAGTGTCGGCAACGCTGCTTGATCTTCTGCACTAGGCCAGTCTCGGTAGCCTTCAGAGATTCACCAGAAGGAAAGGAACCCTGAGAACCCAAGAGGTAATGAGCAGGAGTCCTACTCCTGGAAGCAATGGACTGGATTCGATTCTCCATGAACTTAACGTAATTCGTTAGGTCCGTTGAATCGAACTGTCCAAACTTCGCTAGATCATTCTCTGCCGCAAAGAGCCGATCAGCTCCAGACTCAAACGGATTGATTGGCTTACCCTCACCATCCTTCTCTATCTCCATGCCAGTAACCCAGCGCTGTGCAAACGCTGAGAACTCAGAAGCCACCATGGCATCACACAGAATCTTATTGATCTGATCCTGTGTAGCCGTTACGTCCTGAAGCTCAGAGCGACAGGAACCAGCCTTCATCGTCGCACGGTTATAGAAGGGAACTACTGGCACAACTCCGAGAGGATTGGCGTAGACGTACTTCTCAAACGGCTGCCACTTATCGTTTACCTTAATGATCTTGTAGAGAGCATCAGGGAGGTAAACGTTAGCCCTATCCTCAGCAGTCCACTCGTCACACCAGACTTTGATAGCAGCAACGCGCTGGAGCCTGCGACCATTCGCCCCTACTGCGACATACATTTGCGTAGGGTCTTCAATGGTGATCAGAGGGAAGTCATCTCCGATCCTGGTTTCGTCAACCCAAACGAGAGCGCTAGCCGTGCCACCAATCAGAGCGGCTGTATGCAATAGCTCAGACTCAGTGTCCATGCTATTCACTTGCCAGATGTCTCTAGCGTCCTTATCTCCCTCGTCTTCTCCGAAACGAAAGCCAGTAACCGCCATACGCTCTTGCACAGCGTCTACAACAATGGGCATCCAGTTATCGACAATCGCCTTTAGGAATCCATCGAATTCCTGGCGATAGCCTTCAGTGGAGAAAGACTGCTTATGCGCTCCATCGTAGTAAGCCTCGTACTTACGATAGGCATTGGCTTGATCGTTCAGCCTAGGGATAAGCTTCTCCAGCCAATCCTTATTAAGTTCCTCCAGAGTGAGAGCCATAGCCAACCTATCTTCTGAAGGAGTAAGCCTTCTTACTCTTGGGCTTTACGTTGTCTAGCCTCATGCGAATGGAGTCGGTCCTTGCTTCCATAGAGAGGATGGAAGCAGTGCAGGCATCTACCTTATTCGCTGAGTTCGGGCGATCCTTCTTAGGGACCCACCCTTTAACCGCATCCTCTATATCCACCCATATGGCAGTAGGTCTGCGCCGCGCAGCAATCACCTGCTTGGTAAAGACATCATCAGCACAGTGGTACCAGGTCTTAGTTGCTATTCCCTCGTACCATCTATGAGTGGCCCATGACATAGCTAGGTCCCTATTGGTCCACCATGCCAGGACTACTTTGTCACCATAGGTATTCTGCCACTTAGCCAGCTGCTCTCCCCAGTGCGGAGGATCGGCATACATGCGAACTAGACTGAAGTTCGTAGTGGTTTCCATTAGGGCTATGTCGAACTGAGTTCGCATCTCCCTGACGCCTTCTTCTGTGCCGTCTGGGTAGAAGATCAAGATAGGCCACTGGTAACCATCCTCCATGGCAGTAGCTACGAGAGCCGTAGAGTCTTCATACAGAGAGCCATCGAAACCTAGGCAGATAGCTTCACCAGGGACCAGCTCGCGTCCTGCCTGATTGCCTCTCCACTCATCTGCTGTCACAGCCGCATTCTCTACAGCACTGCGCTTATTCCACCAGTAGCGCACACCAGAGCGAGGGTTCTTCTTAAACTTCTTAAAGTAGCGATAGGGGTCGATCCATATAGCGTCACCCATAGCCACTGTGATCCCAGTCATGATGTCTTCATCCTTCTTAGGATCAAGTCCATCAGGAGCAGAGAGAAGGTCTAGGAGGATTCCATCCGAACCTTCTTCAATCGCAGTGAAGTCATCTTCTAGGACAGAGCTTTCACCAACAGCGAACATAGTAGACACCTTCAATCCATGAGGATCATTGGCGCCCAGCTTCGCTAGGTTGCGGTCTAGAACTTCGTGGAGTTCCTTAAGCTCTCTCTCGATCCATAGATGGCACTCCTCCTCCACAGTGAAGGTAGGACGTCCACCATCAGAGCGCACGCTAGAGGCAGTAACCACTCTAGCGTTTCCAGCTCCATTCTTCTTAACTGATATCTTCTCTAGATTGATGTCTAGATCATCGACATAAGAACAGCCCTGAGCTATCTCGTAGAACGATGCCCAGGCTGTGTCCTTCGATTGCTCGCTAGACGTAGCAGCGAATGGAATATCAGCCGTTCCACCTAGGTCCCAGAGGGAGACTGCTACAGCGTCCCCATCAGCGTCCCATCCTCCGAACCTACAGGGACCATACAGTTCAGCATGAGTAAGCCAAGCTGCTAGCTCGGACTTCCTCGCTCCCTTTAAACGACAATAGATAGCCCACTCGTATCGAAAGCTACCTATTGCTTTAAAGCAGTCACAGTAGAGACGTCCACATAAACCCTTAGGGTGGACTTCGTACATGGACCAGATGAAATTCTGTTCTCCCTCAGTGAGCTTTACTGGTTGGCCAATCACTGGCCCTGGACCATGGACGAGATTTGACTCCACCCAATCGCAGACTTCACCACCAATGGTGGGCCAAACCTCAGTCCATAGGTCCATATCCGCCACCCTTTAGCCGAAATAGATATAGGTAATC